AGCCCCCCGCGGGGGCCTGCCGGAGGGGGTGGCGGCGCGGGCGATGTCATCCACCAGCGCGCGCGGCAGCTTGTAGCTTTTGGCGACCATGCCGCGCTTTTCGTCCGATTTTTTTTGGGCTTGAGACTGATAATTGAGCGCCATTTGCAAAACTTCCCCGGTTGTGTATGATGCTGAAAGAGGGAGCGGCTGGCACCGCCCCCTGTCTGGTTTACCAAGCTGGCATTGCCAACATTAAAAGCGTAACCAGAACAACTATTTTGATGAGCGTATTCATCGGATAGTCCTTTCGGTGAGCCCCCGTCTGCAAAGCCGGGGGTTTGCTTTGTCAGACTCCCCTTGAGCTGGCGGATACATTTTAGGTGTACCTAAATCCAAAAGCAAGACTTCTTGCAAAAATATTTACACCCTGCGCTGAAGGCGGTTGGCTATCCGCCGCGCCGGGCGGCGACAATGCAGGTTTCCTGAAAAAAAAAGAACCAAAAATACCGCGCGGCGTATATGCCCGTCTGTAACTGAATACCTACTGTATTACAGTCGTTCTGTTGCAGAAACATTTGCACTTTACATAACTAACCGATAGATTTTACAGCCACACAGGCCGATAGAAAGCGGCTGGTGTAGTGAAATGGAGCAAGTAAAGGAGCATAAAATGGCCAACAGTGATGATTTTGAAATATTGGCAGGTGTCATCCATCGTATTGTAAAACCGCAGTTTGCAGGTGAGGAAGACAGCCATTTAGATTTGCGAGATGCCTTGCATAGCAAAAATGAGCATCTGAATAAATTTGTAGAAAATGCGGAAGATATTTTGCTAAAGAGCGGCAGTAACCGGTCTTCAAGTGGCGGGTTTGATACTGACAAAACCCTGTCCAAAATTCTGGCAGATACGGATTTTTCCTTTGAGAATGATGAGAAGTATTTAAATGTATCGCAAAAGCTGCTGGAGGGTCTGTTCTACCACGTTAGCAAGAAAAGTGCGACTACCGGTGAGTATGTGCCGGTAATTTTTTACCGTAAAAACGGACGAAAGTATTTGCTACTCACCCTGATTAGTCTTAATAACTATTTGAATATCAATGAACAAGGTGAGCTCTCCGACATTGCGGTGATTGACAAGGATGCACTGAAAGTGGGCGTGCGCGTGGATTTGCAAGCCATGCAGGAGCACTACCACGCACCACCAGCATTTGAAGCGCAGCCCTATGTACGCTGGATTGAGCGGCGTAACAGCCGTTTGCCCGATTACATACAAGACTACATCCCGGTCGGCACAAAAATAGACGATCGTAAATCCACCCGGGAACTGATGGTCGCACTGGATCGTTATCTGGATGAGACCCTTGTGGAAAATGATGAGGTCAAGGAGAAGGCGCGAACAGAAATTTTGCAGATGATGCGCCAAAAGCAGCAGCAAGATGAACACCTGCAACTTGAAGAAGACATAGACCCCCTGTTGCATAATATGATGCAGCGTGAAGGCATCGATGCCGTCGGGTTCCAAACATGGCGGCAGGAAAACGGCGTTGACCTGAACTCTTTTTTCAAACCGGAAAAGCGCGCATTGGACGGGTTTGAAAAATTCAAAATCGTGCTGCCTGAAAGTGGTGTTACCGTGCGTGGCAACCAGGATGAACTGGGGCGCAAGGTAAAAATAACCACCAGCGATGGACAGCATTATCTAACCATCGGCATTGATGAGGCCGAGAAGAACAGGCTGCAAGGACAATACCCACAATTGAATAAGAGATGAACACCTATTTTCTGGACATTGCCGACCGACTGAACATACCCGACCCTAAAAAACCGCAGCTGTTGCGTGGCGAGTGTACGCCACAAGATGAGGATGCGGCCAACCGCCTTAAGGCATGCCTTCTTGAGGCAAAAGACAAGGCCGGGTTGCAGTTTTTGTCCGATGTGGAAGTTGGCAAGTCTGTGGAATTTGAGTTCAGACCCCATAAAAATCTGTTGCCTTTTGCCGGCTATGAAGATTTTTGGAACAACTACAGCTTGCAAGAGATCCGCACGGAAGACGAGCTGCGAGAATCGTTTTTCCATCGATGGGCAGTGGCGCATCAAGACGCGCGGCGGATTGGCGATGATGCCATTGATGCCGTCTTTGCCTTCTTGCAAGTGCTGCCGGGTATGGGTTATCGGCATGGGAATACGCTAATTTTTCTCGGCAAAAACGCCATTGAAGTGCGCTGCGTCTTCAGCGAGGACGCAGCGCTGGAAATGACGGCACTTATGCGCACGATCAGCGCTGGGCAAGCAGAAAAAATCCGCAACTTCAGCCTGTGGCTTCAGGAAGGCGATGAAGGACATCAGGCAGAAAAACGGCAAATCTTCTCCTTTGCGCTTGGCAATCTATTACATGCAGAAAGCACCTGGAATATCGCCCGTTTGCTGGAAAACTTCACGCTACTGGAAAAAGAGGTGCGCGGACAATACAGCCTGTATATGGAAAACTTCCGCTATGAAAAATTTGTCAAAAAACTGGAAGAAAGCAGCGAAAAATTCGTAACCCGCATCAACGACACCTTGAGCAAAATATTCTCACAAGTGCTTGCCCTGCCTGTCGCCGCCACCGCCTTGAACCTCTTCGCCAAAACTGGTTCATGGATTGGACATGTAGCATTACTGCTCTACTGCGCGCTGTGCTTTATGGCACTCATCAATCAGGTACAAGTATTGCAGCACCTCGAAGAGGAGCTGGATGATTACCAATCTTCAGGAAAAATCCCGCAAACACTTACAGAACAATGGGAAAAACAGACACAAAAACTGGAAAAACTCTTTAAATCACAACATGTTTTGGCCATATTGATGGCAGTCACCATCACCGCCTGCGCAGGATATGCCATCTATTCCTTGTTTCTCATGGTCTGATATATCGCGCCGCAGTTATCAAGTAATCCCGACAACTGAACTTTCAACTATTACGCAACAGTTGCCGAACCCCGCCCCGTGCGGGGTTTTTCTTTGCCCGCTGAACAGCGGCAACTACAAGCGCTTACGCGCGCGCGTACATACTGCCGCCCATCATCCACGGGAGCAGAACCATGTACCACATTGACAAAATCGTTATTCATTGCGCCGCCAGTACTAACGGGCAGGCGCTCGGAAGCAGCAAACAAAGCGCGGCGCAGGTTATTGACGGCTGGCACGCCAAGCGCGGATTCCGTCGTCTGGACTACAACATCAGCAAATATAACGGCGAATTGCGCCACATCGGCTACCACTATGTGATTGATACCAATGGTGCGGTGGAGCCGGGGCGGCACGAGCTGGAAATGGGCGCGCACGTCAAAGGCCACAACGCGCACAGCATCGGCATCTGCATGGTCGGCACCGACCAGTTTACGGCGTCGCAATGGGAGGCGCTCGCCGCCTTGGTGCGCGATCTCAAGGCACGCTACCCGCAGGCGCATATTTGCGGCCACCGTGACCTCTCCCCCGACATTGACGGCGATGGCACGGTAGAACCACACGAGTGGCTGAAAATCTGCCCCGGCTTTACTGTCGCTGACTGGTTGGCGGGCGGCATGGCACCGCTCCCCGGCCATATCTGCGAGGCACGTCATGATTAAGGCCTATGAACTGGTGAGTAACGCCGACGGCCGCCTCTCGACTACCGCCACCATCCAGTTTGCGGGCTTTGTGGTGTTGTCGCTGGTGTTGCTCTTGGCAGTTGTCTTTGACCGCGACTCGGCGAGCGAGCTATTTATTGCCTACGCCGCCTACTGCGGCGGCCTCACCGTGAGCAAGGGCGCCGTTACCGCCTACCGCGCACGCTATGAAGGAGAAAAAGAATGAACCGACAAGATATGAAAGACGCCAAACCCTATCGCTTTGCAGGACATTCGGTTGACGTCTTTGAAGAAGATAAAACCGGCCTTGATTGCTCCTGTTTCAACGAAGTAGCCCGCTTCAGCTTGCGCCGCCGCGATGGCGAAGGCGTACTGATTACCGGGAAATATCGTGAAAACGGCTGCTGGCATATTGGCGTGTCGTTACTGGATGAATCCCGCCCTTTGGATCCTGAAGACGGCTGGAAATTTAGCCTACTCCCCACATCGTATAACAACGAGCTGCTGGTTTATGCGCCTGTGGATGCCGAATTGACCTGCCTGAATAACGAGGAGGAAAGCGATGATTAACCTCATCCTCACCCTGCTTGGCCTCTGTGGTCTGCTGGGCGCACTGCTGTGGCTGGCGCTGGGACGCGCCAAACGCCTGCAAAGCAAGCTGGCGGATGTCGAGCGCACCATTGCCGCACAAAACCGCGTACTGGAGGCGGCACGCGAACGTGCCGAAATCGACTACCACGTTGAGCGCCTCGATGAGGCTGCAGTATCGGCGAGCTGCAGAAGCAGGGAGATTTGCGTGATTAAAACTGCCATTAAAACCACGTTAATGGCCCTGTTACTCACCGCCTGCGCGCGGCCGCCTATCGTCATTGACAGCGGCTGCCACGCCTACCGCATCATCCGCGCCTCGCGCGCCGATACCCCGGAGACATTGCAGCAGGTACTGGCGCACAACCAGACTTGGCGGGCGCGTTGCATGAGGCAGCGGCAATGACCGAGCAAATGCTCTATGGCGCCTTGCTGACGCTGCTCTCCGGCGTTCTTTGGTATTGGGTGCGCGGCGTGGATGAGCGCGGCAAGGAAAACAAGCGCGCCATCGAAGACGTCAAGGAGCGCTACCAGCGGCGCGATGATGCCGGCAAGGATTACCAAAGCCTCTACCACCTGATGCAAGACGTCAGGGCACAAGTGGAAAAAATAAACGACAAACTGGACAGGAAAGCAGACAAATCATGACGCAAATTATTACTGACCCGCGATCCGCAGAAAGCGAAACGGCAGAAATGCTGCGCCTGATGCGTGACATTCACGCGCAAAACAGCCGCTTGCTGGAGCGCCTCGACAAACTGGAACGTGAACAAGGGCGGCGAGCAGCCGTCGTCGGATTTTCCGGCGGCATGGTGGGCGGCGGCATCGTCCACCTGGGCATTGAATTTATCCGCGCCAAATTCGGAGGGTAAGCCGTGGCGCATGAGCAGAGCACCCGCGCCGAGTTGCGCCGCCTCTACGTCTTTGAGCGTCTAAGTCTCGAAAGAGCAGCCGAGCTATGCAAGGTCAGCGTTGCCACCGCGCGCCGCTGGAAAGCGAGCGCGGAAAAGACAGGCGACGATTGGGAGCGCGTGCGCGCCGCACACACGATGGCTGGCGGCAGCCGCGAAGACATCGCGCGCCAACTGCTCACCGACTTGGTGCTGCAATTCAAGGCGACGATGGATGAGCTTGGCAACGTGAAGATTGACGCCGCCGAACGGGTGGCACTGCTCACCTCGCTCTCTGACAGCTACAACAAGGCAATATCCGCCAACCGTAAGCTGCTGCCGGAAACCTCACGCCTGGCGACCGCGCTGGAAGTGATTAACCGCCTTGCTGATTACCTCAAACGAAAACGCCCCGAATTACTCGGAGCGTTTTTGGAGGTGCTGGAAGATTTTGGGGTTGAGTTGGAGCGGGATTTGAAATGATTAGAGCCCTGTTGTTGGAAGAAACTGCTGATTCTTATGAAGATTATCTTGTTCTTCCAAGAAACGTTTATAACCAGCCTCAGTAATTTTTACTTTAAACGTAGAAGAAATAAGGTAACCCTGCTCAACTACCTTTATCTCAATCAATTTTTTCTCTTCCAAAAAATGAAGAGGAAGCTCAACAAGCTGAACAAAATCGGCAAACGGTTGCGAAACAAGCGCTTGTTGGAGGTTGTAACCATACGTCCAAGTTCCACGTGCTGTTTCTGCTAGAAACCGTAAAAGCTCAAACTCTGAATGATTTAAAAAATATTTCATCTTTTACCATGAAGAATAATGAATTTATAAAATCGCTTGCCGCCTTATCAGCAACATTGCGCGCCAACATTGAGGCACATTACGCCGGTTGGGACGATTCTGCAAGCGCCATTGCTGCCCGCATTGAAGCGGTCAATGACCCGGTCAGCGGCTTTGAGTATTTCGTCGCCAACTATTTCCCGCACTACGTCCGTCATCCGGAAAAAAGCGACCTGCACCGCTATCTTTTCGAGCGGCTACCACGCATCCTCGCCTCGCCAAGCAGCGAGCTGGACGCCATTGCTGCGCCGCGTGGCGAAGCAAAATCCACCATCGTGACCCAGCTCTATACCCTCTACTGCATTATCACCGGCCGCAAGCGCTACATCCTGCTGGTGATGGAAAGCATCGACCAAGCCTATCCGATGCTGGAAGCCATCAAAACCGAGCTTTCCGCCAATCCACGCCTTGCCATTGATTTCCCCAACGTGGCGGGCGGCGGCCGCGTGTGGCAGGCGGGCACCATCGTCACCGGCAACAATATCAAGGTGCAAGTGGCAGGCAGCGGTAAAAAACTGCGCGGCCTGCGCCACGGCGCCTATCGTCCCGATTTGGTTATCCTCGACGACCTCGAAAACGACGAGCAGGTACTCAGCCCGACGCAGCGCGACAAGCTGCACGGCTGGCTGAAGCGTACCGTGCTACCACTCGGCGCGGCTGGCGAAAAAATGGACGTGGTCTATATCGGCACCATCCTGCACTACGACAGCGTGCTGGCGCGGACGCTTGCCAATAGCGGCTGGACGACGGCGCGCTTTAAGGCAGTCATCCGCTGGCCGGACAACATGGCACTGTGGGACGAATGGGAGGCGCGCTACCAAAGCAATAAAGACGCCGCCGAACGCTACTACGCCGAGCATCGCGCCGCAATGGACAAAGGTGCGGTGGTGAGCTGGTCGGCGCGCCCCATCCTTGAGCTGATGAAGCTGCGCGCGCGCGATGGCCATGCCGCCTTTGACAGCGAATATCAGAACGACCCGGTCTCCGGCGAGGACGCGCCCTTTGCCAATGCCCTGCAATACTGGGGGACGCTACCGCCTGACCTGCTGTGGTTTGGCGCGGTTGACCCCTCACTCGGCCGCCTGGGAGCTTCGCGCGACCCCTCTGCCATCCTGGTCGGTGGTTATGAGCGGACAAGCGGCAAGCTCTACGTGGTCGAGGCGCAAATCAAGAAGCGCCTGCCCGACCGCATCATTGAGGACGTCATCGCCCTGCACCAGCGCTACCACTGCCAAGTGTGGTTTGTCGAGGCGGTACAGTTTCAGGAATTTTTGCGCACCGAACTGATTAAACGCAGCGCGGCGCGTGGCATCCCGGTACCGGCGCGCGCGGTTACCCCGCACAGCGACAAAGCGTTGCGCATTGAGAGCCTGCAACCGCACATTGCCAACGGCCTCATCCTGCTGCAGCAAGAGCAGGCAACGCTGATTGACCAGCTGCGCCACTACCCCAAAGCCGACCATGACGATGGGCCGGATGCGCTGCACATGCTGTGGGCAGGGGCGGTGGCAAGCAGCGGCAGCGCGCAAGGCATGCGCCCGGTGCAAATCCCCGAACCCACCCTGTAAGGAGTAAGCATGTTTGGTCTTGGTAAAGACAAGAAGACGCCGAAAATAGACCTGAAAGCGCTGGTCACCGATACCGGTCTGGCGCTCTCACAATGGGCGGACAATTCAACCGCCGACTCCCTGCTCGCCGATTTGGGGCTGACGCGGATGGAGCTGCTAAAAATCACCAGCCTTGATGACGAGTTTGAGAGCTGCCGCGAGGACATCCGTGCGGCGATGCTTGCCAAGAACTGGCGCATCTGGGGTGAGGACGTGGCAGAGGAAACCATCAACCGTCTCTACAAAAACCTGCGCGGCCACATGGCGTTACTGGCGGATATTGCCATCAACGCCCGTCTGGGTGGCTACGCGGTGGCCGAGTACGTCTATCGGCGCGAGGCAGACGGCCTGTGGCTGCTGGATCGCATCGCCAACAAAAGCGGCGAGCTCGACAACTACGAGCCCAAAGCCGACGGTACCCTGCTTTACAAGGGCGCCGGGGCGGACGAAACGGTGAACCTTGACGTCAAATTCCTGCTGCTGACCAGCCGTGCCGACAGCAAAAACGTCAAGGGCGACCCGCTGGCCATCCGTGCTTACCCGGCGGTACAGCTGCGCAAAAAAGGCTTGCCCTACGCGCTGCAATTCATTCGCCGCTACGCGCAGCCCTATGTGGTTGCCAAACAAAGTGGCTTTGGTGCGACGGTGGAGGAATTTGCCAACAAAATATTCAGCTTCCTCTCCGGCGGCGGCATCGTCATCGGCAAGGACGACGAAATCGCCCTGCACAAGCTGGACAGCGACGGCCAGGCCTTTGCCCGCATTGAGCGGCTGGCCAACGCGCGCATCCAGAAACTGCTGCTGGGAAGGGTGAAAACCTCGGAGCTTGACAGCGGCTCGCGCAGCGCACAAGAAACCGACGACAAGGCGCGCAAAGACCGTATCGCTGGTTACCTCGACCTGCTGCAAGAGGCAGGACAACACGCCATCAATGCACTGCTCGCGGTCAACCACAGCTTTGGCCTCGCTATCCCCGCCCCGCAGGGGGTGTGGTTTGAGTTTGAGCGCGATGCTGAAATCAGCCTGGAGCGTGCCGAGCGCGACGCTAAATACCTTGCCACCGGGCAGGTACGTCTGACCGAAGCCTATTACACCGACGTCCTTGGCTTTGAAAAAGACCATATCCAACTGCTTGAGCCTCCTGCCAGCGATGGCACGGCATTGTCGCTGCGCCTCTCGCAGTCAGCAGGGGAGGCAGGCAAAGGCGACCTCACTCACGACCGCAAAATACTCGCACCGAAAATTGACGCCATCCTTGCCGCCTTGTCTGATGCCAAAGACTATCAGGACTTTGAGGCGGCACTCGCGACACTGCAACTGCCGGACGGTGGCATGACCGCCGAACTCGAAGCCAAGCTGAAAGCGGCATTTGCGGCAGGGCAGGCGGGAGCAGACGCATGGCCGGAATAACAGAAAAACACAAGCCGCTCATCAACCGCGAGGCGCTCAAGCACCTCACAGGCAAGCGCAGTCACATCAGCTTTGCCTGGCAGGATACTGCCAGCTACGAGCATGCCGTATCTTTTACCGTCGCCAAAATGATGGACGAGGATATGCTGGCCGAAACCCGCGCGGCGATGACCGATGCACTCGCAAACGGCACCGATTTTGCGACCTTTCAAAAGCGGCTTAAACCCTATTTAATGGCGCGTGGTTGGTGGGGGCAGGCGGTGATGGGCGACCCGGACACCGGCGAAATCCAAAAAGTACAACTGGGCAGCACGCGTCGCCTGCGCACCATCTACCACACCAACCTGCACACCGCTTACGCCGCCGGACAATGGGAGCGTATCCAGCGCAACAAAAAGCTGTTCCCGTATCTGAAATACATCCCCTCGGATGCAGCCGAGCCGCGCGAATCGCACAAACCGTTTTACGGCATGGTGCTGCCGGTCGATGACCCGTTTTGGAGTACCCATTTCCCGCCTAATGGCTGGGGATGCAAATGCAACGTGCGGGCATTAACGCGCGAGCAGGCCGAAAAAACCGGTATCAGCAAAAGCCCCGTACTCAAAGACGTCGAACATATCAACACTCGCACTGGCGAGGTTGAGTACTATCCGGAGGGCGTCAACCCGTCCTTTGCGCACAACCCCGGCGACCGGCTGGGCGCATTGCTGCAAATGGCCGAAGAAAAGCACGGCGAAGCCTTTGCCCGCGGCCTGCTGGATGATTTGCAGCGTCTGCAGGCATCATTGGGTAGCGGCGGGGATATTTTCTCCAGCAGCGCCAACATCATTGCGGAAGGCAAGGCGATTGCAGAACGCTATCAGGAAGTACTGGAGCAAGCCATCAGTGCAGGGAAACCGCATGAAGGCATCATGGAAATCCTGCGGCGTGAAGGGGTGGAACTGGACGGGGAGGTAAACGCTTACGGCAGCAAGGAAGAATTTGTGCAGGATTTTCAAGCCATCCTGCGCCGCTACCCCAAATCATGGATAGAAGCCTCAAACGCGCGCGGGCGGGTGCTGCTGGAAGCCAATTTGCGTCGGGGCTGGCATTCCTACATGGATGAAATTAGCGAAGATACTATTCAAAAAATGAAAAAGAATCCCGAATCCCTTGCTGAAGGTGCAGAAAACTTCAGCTGGGCATTCAAGGGGCGGCATAAAACCATCCAGCAAGGTGACAGTATGTTATTGGTCAATATCCTTAAAGCGGACGGAGGCGTGTCCATGCAGGTGCATGAATTCGCCCACCGCCTGCAAGACATCATGCCGGAATTGCAGGAAAAATTCGCACGGCTCTGGGCGGAACGCACGGCAGGAGAGACCGCAAAAACTTTGCGGGAGCTGACGGACAGCACGCTTTATGGCATTGGGGAAATAGCCAAGAAAGACGATTTTCCACGCCCTTACTATGGCAAAATGTACGGTAACGAAGACGACCCGCAACCGCTGGAGTTGATGACGATGATTTTTGAGGCGTTACTGGGCGGAGACCGGGGACGATATCAGGAACTGGCTGCCAAACCGGATTTTTTCCATTTCGGGCTGGCATTGCTGGCGAGGTGGCAACCATGAAAACGGTGATTCGCACCTTTGAACTGGTCAAAGACGGCAAAAATTACGGCACCATCCGTTGGATACGGCAGCGGATTGAGCCCAATCGCGGGCTGGGCGACGATTATGCCGACCACGGACGGCTGGAAGGGACAGCGGCGGCGGTGGCGCAGTTGCAGGCGACCATTGCCCGTGCGCTGGCGGAAGGCTGGGGCAATGCCTGCGGCTCTGCCCGTGACGACCTCATCAGCGCACCGCTGGACAGCGTGATTGACATGGCCTGCGTACTGGAACAGGGCGGGTTTGACGTCCCCGACTGGCTCCAGCCCTACACCATCGCCGCATGGCTGGAAAATATCGGGAAAATGGAAGAAGCCGCGCGCAAAGACGGGATTGCCTTTAACTATTAGCCCTGAATCGCCCTCCGCGCCGTCAAAAACCAAAACCCCGGCAAGGATGCCACCCGAAAACCGTTAAATGACTGGGCGAAGATTTAAAAGGGTTTTAAATCGGGTTTCGTCTTGTCTGCAAGACTTCTCACCACCTCAACACCAAAAAAAACGGGATTTCCGAATTTCCCACACGCTGAAGCCGGTCGTCTAACCGGCTTTTTTTGCGCCCGGCATACTGCGCTCACCGAAACCCACGGGGCAATCCCTCATGCGCAAAGACCAACAACCCACATCAGTCTGCCACCTGCCACTCGGCGGGGTGCAGCTCTCTGGCGCCAGCACGGATAACAGCGCGCCGCGCACCTTCAGCGGCGTGGCGCACTCCGGCAAACCCTTTGTTTACAAGGGACAGCGCGCCATCGGTGACCTCTCCACCCTCT